GTTTGCTGCCAAGCAAGCGCCTACCCCGTTACCCGAAAACGCTGACACGCCAGAGGCTTACGCCGAGGCGTTGGCCTATCAAAAGGCCGAGCAGATTATCCGAGAGCGTGAGGTGCAAAAACAGCAGTCAGAAACTCTTGAGAGCTACCGCGACAGGGAAGAAGAAGCACGGGACAAGTACGAGGACTTTGAGCAAGTCGCGTACAACCCCAACCTTCGGATTACTGAAGTGATGGCTCAGTCGATCCAAGCATCTGAAATTGGCCCTGATGTGGCTTATTTCTTGGGGGCGAACCCCAAAGAGGCGGATCGTATTTCCAAGTTGCAGCCTATTTTGCAGGCCAAAGAAATCGGGAGACTTGAAGCCAAATTGGCTGATAATCCCGTTGTCAAGAAAACGACTGGCGCACCAACCCCGATTGCGCCGGTTACCGCACGTTCTTCTGGTGCGCCTAGTTACGACACTACCGATCCTCGATCAGTCAAGACCATGAGTACAAGCGAATGGATTGTAGCTGACAGGGCTAGGCAGATGAAGAAACTTGAGCGCAACCGTTACTAACTTCATAAGGAAATTATTGTGGCTAACTCAATTCTCACCATTGACATGATAACAAGGAAGTGTTTGGAAATCCTTGAAAACAACCTAGTGCTGACCCGCAACGTCAATCGCCAGTACGACGACAGCTTTGCTGTTGAAGGTGCCAAGATTGGCTCAACTTTGCGTATCCGCCTGCCAGACCGCGCTCTGGTGACAGACGGTGCCGCCTTGCAAGTTCAGGACGACAACGAGCAGTTCACCACCTTGTCTGTTGCTAGCCAAAAGCACATCGGCGTGAACTTCACCAGCGCCGAGCTGACGATGCAGTTGGACGACTTTGCAGATCGCGTGCTGAAGCCTCGTATCAGCCAGTTGGCATCGTCCATTGACGCTGATGTGGCTAATGCTTACAAGTCAATCTTTTCGGCTGTTGGCACCCCAGGCACGACCCCTGGCACCTCGCTGGTTCTGCTGCAAGCGCAACAGAAACTCAACGAGAACGCAACGGTTATGTCGCCACGTTACGCCACCGTCAACCCTGCGGCAAACGCAGCTTTGGTTGAAGGTATGAAGGGTTTGTTCAACCCAACCGATACTGTGTCAAAGCAGTTCCGTAACGGCATGATGGGCACCGGCGTGCTTGGCTTCGATGAAGTCAATATGTCGCAGTCGATCAAGCAGCACACTACTGGCTCACGTTCTACGACTGACACGATTTTGGTTAACGGTGCTGTTAGCACGCAGGGCCAAGCAACGATTAACCTTGACGGTGGTACTGGCTCGGCAACGATTGCTGTTGGCGACATTTTCACTATCGCCAACGTGTTCTCGGTCAACCCACAGACCCGTGAGTCTACTGGTTCGTTGCAGCAGTTTGTTTGCACCGCCACCGCTACTGCATCTTCTGGTGCTTGGACGAGCGTTGCAATTAGCCCAGCAATCTACACTAGCGACAGCGCCCTGGCTACTGTTAACAGCTTCCCCGCTGATAACGCTGCCGTGACCTTCTTGGGCGCTGCTTCTACGCAGTTCGCTCAGAATTTGGTCTACCACAAGGACGCCATCACGTTTGCCACCGCTGACCTCTTGCTGCCGCAAGGTGTTGACATGGCCGCACGCGCTGTCTACAACGGTATCAGCCTGCGCGTTGTTCGTCAGTACGACATCAACAATGACCGTATGCCTTGCAGAATTGATGTTCTGTACGGCTTCAGCACCATTCGTCCACAAATGGCCTGCCGGATTTGGGGCTAATTCTTAATTTTTAGGAGCAAATATCATGGCACTTCCTAGTATTGGTGGCGGTCAGCAAATTGGCGACGGCAACCTGAATGAGATTCTTCTTGGTTTTGATGCGGCTCCACAGACTGCAACTGCAACCGCAACGCTGACTGTTACTCAAATCACCAACGATATTTTGATTGGTAACCCTTCCACTACCGCAGCAAGCTACACTCTGCCAACCGCAGCATTGATTGACGCTACGCTCACCAATGCCAAGGTCGGCAGCACGTTTGACTTGATCATCATCAACTTGGGCACTTCAACGGGCCTGATTACGGTGGTTGTTGGCACGGGTATCACAGCAGTTGGCAACTTGGTTGTGGCTATCACCGGCAGCGCTGCTGGCGTTGGTGGCGCGGCACGATTCAGGTTCCGCAAAACTGGTGATGCTGCCTACACGGTGTATCGAATCGCATAAAAGAGGGGGCTTCGGCCCCCATTTTTCAAAGGATTAGAACATGGGTAATACCAAATCAATTGGCGTTGCGTTTAGCGACCCCGACCTGGTGGCTGGCACGACGATCACGGGCGCTGTTATTGACGCTACGTCAAAGATTGCGTCTAATATCGCCAGCGGTTTTTCGGAGATGCAGCAAGGCGCGACTATCGCCACCACCGGCAACAGCGATGTGTACATGATTGCTGATGCGGCTGGTGTGCTTACCGGCGCTCGTTTTTCGGGTACTGATGCGTTGGCTGCGAGTGACACCAACCACATCACGTTCTCGATTACCAACTTGGGTACTGGCGGCGCTGGTTCAGCCGCTATGTTGGCGGCTACTGATGCCAATACGACCAAGGTTACTGGTGGAACCGCGCTGACGGCGAACGCCGCTCGCTCGTTGACGCTCAATGGAACCGCAGCCAATCTGGTTGTGGCCGCTGGTGATCGCCTGCGTATCCGCGCAGCCGCAACTGGTACGCTTGCCAATACGGTGACGTTCCCGGTTTACAACCTAACTTTTAGCGTTGCATAATTGTAAAAAGGAGGGGTAGTCATGACGACTGCTGGAGATCAGATCAACGCCGCTCTGCGGCTTTTGGGTGTTCTGGCAGAAGGCGAGACTACCTCCCCCGACGCATCTCAGGATGCGCTTTCGGCGCTGAACCAGATGATCGACTCTTGGTCTACCGAGCGTCTGATGATCTACAACACCCTTGACCAAGTGTTTACTTGGCCGTCGGGTTTGATTGAGCGCACGCTTGGGCCTACGGGTGATTTTGTTGGCGTGCGGCCTGTGTTGCTGGACGATTCAACGTATTACCGCGACCCAAGCACTAACGTGTCGTATGGCATAAAAATGATCAACCAGCAGCAGTACAACGGTATTGCTGTCAAGACGGTGACAAGCACCTACCCGCAGGTAATCTTTGTCAACATGACTTTTCCCGACATCACCATGACCATTTATCCCAAGCCTACACGGGATTTGGAGTGGCACTTTGTATCGGTGCAGCAACTAGATGCGCCCGCAACGCTGGCAACGCAGATTTATATGCCGCCGGGTTACTTGCGGTGTTTTAAGTATAACTTGGCCTGCGAAATCGCACCTGAGTTTGGCGTCGAGCCATCGCAGACGGTTCAGCGCATTGCCATGACCAGCAAGCGCAACCTCAAGCGCATCAACAATCCCGATGACATTATGTCAATGCCTTACTCGCTGGTGGCGACTAGGCAGAGGTTCAACGTCTACGCAGGTAACTACTAATGCACACGCCTATTCTGGGCAGCAGCTATGTGGCCCGCAGCGTCAACGCTGCGGCAAACCGCATGGTCAATCTGTTTCCAGAAGTGATTCCAGAAGGCGGCAAAGAGCCTGCGTTTCTTAACCGAGCGCCTGGGCTGGCGTTTCTTCAGACCGTTGGCACCGGCCCGATCCGAGGGCTGTGGGCGCATCAGACCAACGGCTCGGACTTTTACGTTGTCTCGGGCACAGAGGTCTACAAACTGACTTCCACCACCGGCACGCCGGTCAAGCTGGGTGATGTGTCCGGTACTGGCCCCGTGTCAATTGCAGACAACGGCACGCAGATTTTCTTTGCCTGCAACGGCCCAATCTACATCTACAACGAAGTCACCAACGTCTTCCAGCAGATCACCGACATAGACTTCCCTGGCGCGAAGACGGTTGGCTATTTGGACGGCTATTTTGTCTTCAACGAGCCAACCGGCCAGCGGATATGGGTTACCTCGCTTCTTGAGGGCACCCAGATTGACCCGCTGGAGTTTGCCAGCGCGGAAGGGTCGCCTGACGGTCTGGTGGCGATCAACATCAACAACCGCGAGGCGTGGCTGTTTGGGGCTGATTCGGTTGAAGTCTGGTACGACGCAGGGCTGACCGACTTTCCGCTCACGCGCATCCAAGGCGCGTTTAGCGAGGTTGGCTGCGTTGCAGCCTACTCTGTTGCCAAGCTGGACAACTCGCTGTTCTGGCTGGGCACCGATGCTCGCGGCCAAGGCATTATCTACCGCACCGCTGGCTACAACGCGCAGCGCGTCAGCACGCACGCCATTGAGTACGCCATCGCGCAGTACGCCGACATCTCTACGGCTGTGGCCTACACCTACCAGCAGGAAGGCCACGCCTTCTATGTGCTGAGTTTTGCCGAGGCCACATGGGTGTTTGATGTGGCGACAAGCGCATGGCATGAGCGTGCGGGGTTTGAGGCTGGTGAGTTCACTCGGCATCGGTCAAACTGCCAATGCAACTTTGGTGGCACAACGATTGTTGGCGACTACGAGAACGGCGACATCTACGCGCTAGACCTTGACACCTACGCCGACAACGGTGAGATTCAGAAGTGGTTGCGGTCTTGGCGGGCAATCCCCACCGGACAGAACAACCTCAAGCGCACCGCGCACCATGCGTTGCAACTTGACTGCGAGTCTGGCGTCGGGCTTGACTATCTTGATGCAATAGACACAACAGAGATGATGAAGCCCCGTGTCATGTTGCGGTGGTCAGACGACGGCGGGCACACCTGGAGCAACGAGCATTGGTCTGACATGGGCCAGATAGGTCAGTTCAGCCACCGTGTGTTCTGGCGGCGTCTGGGTATGACGCTCAAGCTGCGAGATAGGGTGTATGAAGTCTCCGGCACAGACCCCGTAAAGGTCGCTATCATGGGCGCAGAACTTCAAATCAGCGGCACCAATGCCTAGCAATCTCACTCAGATTCCTGCACTTCGGGTGCCGGTGATTGACGCCAAGACGGGGTTGATGTCTCGGGAGTGGTATCGGTTTTTTGTCAACTTGTTTGATTTGACAGGAGAGGGGTCAAACACCACCTCGCTGACCGACTTGCAAGTTGGGCCGCCGCCCGTTGATCCAGTTAACGCGGTGTTTACCTCGTCAACGGCAGGCTTGACCCCTGCAAGCGGCGGTGGCACAACCAACTTTCTTAGGGCAGACGGCACGTTTGATGTTCCTAGCGGCGTTCCTGCCGCTCCGACCACCGCTATTCAATTTAATAATGCTGGCGTTTTTGGTGGCAGCGCAAACTTTACCTACGATACCGGCACGAACACGTTTACTGTTGGCCCTGCCGGGGCAACAACAACGATTGAAACGCTGGCTCCAACAGGCGCTACTGTTGTGGGGACTTTGCTGATTAGGGGCAAAAACGCCAGCGCGACTAATGGAAACGGTGGGGGCTTGCAGTTTGTTAGCGGGAATGGACTAGGTACTGGCGTTGGTGGAGACTTTAATTTTCTTTGCGGTTTAGGCCCATCTGGTTCTGGAAGTATTATTTTCCGCACCAACAGTTTTACGGTAATCAAAGCAACAGAAAACCTTACTCCCGCTCCGCAACTCGGGTTTTACGGCACAGTCCCTGTCGCACAAGCCGCAGCCTACACCAAGACCTATTCCACGGCGTCAAGAACCATCCCCGTTGCGACGTTTACAAACCTTGTCACCACAGCGGCAACAAACGTCTCTCCTTACGGATTTGCCACGCAAGCGCAAGCAGACGCAATCGCCACCAAAACCAACGCTTTGGCGGCAGATGTGCTGATACTGAAACAGTTGATCGTTTCGCTCGTTAATGACTCATCAACAACCCTTGGGGTTGGTTTGAACGCAACTTGAGGCTCTTATGACCGCCGTACTTACGCCAGCACCCAAAGCCCAGTTCTTTACCAACAACGGCGAGCCGTTGGTTGGCGGCAAGCTGTACAGCTATGCTGCGGGCACTACGACGCCCCTGGCGACGTACACGACCTACGCAGGCAACGTAGCCAACACTAACCCGGTCATCTTGGACTCGCGCGGCGAGGCGAACGTCTGGCTTACTAGTGGCGTGCTGTACAAGTTGGCGCTGTACGACGCTGACAACGCGCTGATCTGGACTGTAGACAATGTTTCTTCTATAAATGACGGCATTTTTAGCGGCCCAGTATCCGGCACCACAGGCACGTTCAGCGGCGCTCTTACTGCTGCGTCAGGCACGTTCTCCGGCAACGTGCAGATGGCCTCGCTGAATGGGGGCGCGCTTGCCGGTCTTCGTAATCGTGTGATTAACGGCAATTTCTACAATGACCAGCGCAACTCTGGTGCATCACAGACCATTACTGCAGCCGCAGCACTAGCCTACACGGTAGACCGCTTTTATGCCTATTGCACGGGCGCAAACGTCACCGGCCAGCGCGTGGCAGGCACAGCACCCAACGCCTTCCTGTACCGATTCACGGGCGCTGCATCAGTCACCAAGATTGCTTTTGCCCAACGCATTGAGAACCTCAACTGCCAAGACCTTGCGGGCAGCACCGCAACGCTGTCGGTTGACTTGTCTAACAGCTTGTTGAACACCGTCACTTGGACAGCGTCGTATGCCAGCACCGCAAACACATTTGGCACGCTTGCAAGCCCAACAGTCACGTCTATTGCAACAGGCACGTTTACTGTTAATTCAACGCTGACCCGGTACAACGTAAATATAGCCATTCCAGCAGCAGCAACAACAGGAATTCAAATTGAATTGAGTGTTGGAGCGCAAACCTCTGGAACGTGGAATATTGGAAATTTTCAGTTGGAATTTGGTACTACTTCCACACCATTCGAGCAAATTCCAATCGGTTTGAGTCTGGAATTGTGTCAGAGGTATGCCCTAAAACTTGAGCAAAATGCATTCTGGGGCATAGGGTACTTGAGAACTGGCGGTACAAACTCATACGGAATTATTCCTACTCCAGTTTCTATGCGAGCAACTCCGTCTGTTACCCCAACAACAGGAGGCGGCTCGGTGTATTCCATTGATACGCAAACATTCTGGACTTCACTTGGAATTACTAACGTAATGCCAAATGGTATATATGTAGGCCCAACATTTGCAACATCTGCTGGAACTGCTGGAAATTCCATGATGATGATAAATGGTAGTGCAGTAACAATACTTAGTGCGGAGTTGTGATCATGTACAAGTTGCTTCAAAACTCAGTTGTGCTTGTTGAGCAAGCAATGGAAATCCCATTTGACCTTGCCAACACCGACTACCAGCAATATCTCACATGGCTTGCCGAAGGCAACACGCCTGACCCCTACATCGCACCA